GTCTCAAAAGGCATCTATGCGCCAACTCAAGGACCACAAAACCAAGAGCTACACGATCTGGTTGGTAAACGAGCCACCACAATTCCCAAGGAGCAAGCAATGACCCCTTTGTACGACCTTTTGAAATGGCTGTTTGGCCGCAAGAAACCAGACGAGGCTGACCAGGAATGTCCGAACTGCATGGGCCTTGGCTATGACAGCAGTGGGTTTACATGTTCTTGCTTGAGGGAGAAGAAATGAGCAATACCAAAACAGGTGGGCCAGCGTTCCCGCACGAGTATTTTGACAAGCAGTTAAATCAAGGGCGAGTCATGCACGGCATGACCCTGCGCGACTACTTTGCAGCCAAGGCGATGCAGGGAATTTTTAGTTCCGATAGGTATATGGGCCTCATCGGAGTCAACAGATATGAACAGCGGACTGCCGAAGATGCCTACAAGATGGCCGATGCCATGCTGAAAGCGAGGGAAGCATGAGAGACACGATTGAAATGGCCCGTGAGGCTGGCGTTTACAAAGACTGCGATTGGCGGTACGGAATGAAGGCCGAGGGAGATTCCCTCAAAGCCTTTGCCGACCTTGTTCGTGCTGATGAGCGCATGAGTTTTTATGGGCAAGACAAGCCAGCCGAATGCGCCGATGGTTGCCCACCAAACCAGATTTGTGATTACTGCCAAGTGGTTGCACCTGCTAAGGCAATGATCCTTGCCGAGCGTGAGGTTTGTGCAAAGGTGTGTGAGGCAGAGGCTGAAATGTTTAAGTCTTGTGCAGACGGTGCGAATGACGGTCGGTATGACTGGAAAGAAGACGGTGCAAGGGATTGCGCCAACGCCATCCGAGCAAGGGGAAACACATGAAAAAAGCATTGAAGCTGGCGCTGGAGGGCGCAGCTAATTACATTGACGCTCTGGGAGGCGACAGCCGTAAATATAGGCAAGCCCTTGCAGCACCTACTGTCCAGAAACGCCCACCTAACTGTGGCACGGGCTATTGTTCTTGCGTTGAGTGCGTGATGGAGCCACCCGCACAGCCAGCACCTGTGCAGGAGGAAGATTTATATGATCTTGCTGTAAGAGCAGACAACGGAGGCCAGCCATGACACACACTAAAAGTTATGCAAAGTTGATTGACACGGTGAGGGAATTGGGTGGCGATGTTGACACGATGACCGCCTTTGCTGAGTGCGTGATAGCGGCTTACCAAGCTGCACAGCCAGCACCTGTGCCAATGGCGCACATCGTGGGTGAGATTGACCACAATGGCAAAGTGTGGACACCCGCACAGCCAGCAGTACCCGATGCGTTTGGAACGCGAGAGGGTGAGCATCCCCAATACATCCAAGGCTGGAACGACTGCCGTGCCGAAATATTGAAAGGTAAGGCATGAGGCCAGACAGTCCTTGTATAGCTGTTTGCACAACCTTGTATGACGAGAAATGCAAGGGTTGTGGCCGCACCTACATGGAAGTGGCTTTGTGGAACGCTATGGAGCAGCATGACAAGGAGCAAGTCTGGAAGCGTATTGACAAGGAAGCAACATCTTGGCGGTACAACAGATACAAGGACAGAGTGAAATGAAGAAAGAAATTAAAGCTTGGGCTATTAAGTTGAGAAAACGTAATTTTTACCAAAACATTGAAGGCCACCCTTTCATTTACTCAACAAAAAGCCATGCGTCAAACGTAGCAATGCGAATGAGAATCTGGGAAGAAATACACGCAGAGCCTGTTCGAATAAGAGTTCGAATTGAAGAGATCGTATGAAAAAGAAAAGTAAATACAAACCCCGTGGTGTTCGTTACGATAATTTATCTTGGATCGTTGCTGGATTTAAAAAAGTAGGTACTCTTCCTACTGCTGGTGTAGCACTCAAACTGAAGAACCATGAAGCCCTTGATTCAATCTTAATGGGCCAAGGAACAAGATCACACGTTGATGTGCTGATTGCTGCTGTCAACATGAGTGAGGCACTGGTCCGAGTTCGTGATGACTTGGGTGTTGATTGGAGTACAGAGATTAGAGCAGCCCAGGATGCCATATACACGATGGGTAGGCGCGGCTTTGAGAAGAACAGCTTTGTCTTTACAGGCCCAGAGATGACTGCTGTCAAGACGGTTATGGAGCTTCATGATGCCCAGCTTGACAACTGTAGCGTCCGAGAAATGGAACAAGCCTTGGACATTGTGTGCGAAGAGATACGGCTAAAGAAAGCCCGACCCATCATTAAACAGGAAGAAACAAATGAAGCGTGAACTATTGATTGGTTGTGGTTCAAACCATAGGAAGCGTTTGGCCGCTGACGGTACAAGTGAGTGGTCAAACCTGACAACCCTAGACTACAACGAAGACCACAAGCCTGATGTGTGCTGGGACTTGATGCACTTACCGCTACCCTTTGGTGAAGCAGAATTCGATGAGTTGCATGCCTATGAGGTATTGGAGCATCTTGGTCAACAGGGTGACTACAAGCTTTTCTTTGCTCAGTTCTCAGAATTCTGGCGACTGCTCAAACCCAACGGTCACTTCCTTGCGACCTGCCCATCAAGAAACTCAGTGTGGGCTTTGGGTGATCCAAGCCATACAAGGATCATGCAGCTAGAGCAGTTGGTGTTCCTATCACAAGACGAGTACAAAAAACAAGTGGGCAAATCACCAATGTCTGATTTTCGCAACATTTACAAGGCAGACTTTGAAACTGTCTACCAAGAAGACGATGGCGAGACTATCCGCTTTGTGCTGAAAGCTATAAAGAATTGATTATGATTCATTATCATGGCTTGCCAATAACACCTGCAACAGCCGCTGTTTCTGCCGTTCAAGCTGGTCATGCCTTTGTTTCTTTTCAACACCCAGACCAACTTGGTGTTGCGGCTGAAGTCTGCCAATCATTTGCTGTAGATAACGGTGCTTTCAGTGCTTGGAAAAGTGGAAATCCAACAACAGATTGGTCTGATTTTTACGAGTGGGCATTTGCTTGCAAAAAAATGCCTAACTGCGACTTTGCAGTAATTCCAGATGTAATTGATGGGTCGGAAGAAGACAACAATAAGCTTGTAAGAGCATGGCCTTTAGGTAACTTCTTTGGCGCACCTGTTTGGCATATGCATGAATCAATCAGTCGATTGACTTGGTTAGCTCGTACCTTTCATCGTGTTTGCATTGGGTCATCTGGTGAATTTGCAGAGATCGGAAACTCTTTATGGTGGGGTCGTATCTCAGAAGCAATGAATGCTGTTTGTCCTGATGGAAGTCCAATTTGCAAGCTTCATGGCTTGCGGATGCTTGACCCCGAAGTTTTTACTAAGTTGCCGTTTGCATCTGCCGACAGCACAAACATTGGAAGGAATGTGGGTATAGACAACAAATGGAAAAATGGCAATTACCCTCCACCCACTAAAGAGGCGAGGGCAATGGTGATGCGACAAAGAATAGAAGCATTCAACTCCGCACAAAAATGGATCAAACAACCAATTCAGGAAACATTAATATGAAATTCGCAATCGTTATTTACGCTCTGGCAATGACTGCTGCCAACTTGTCTATTGCAACTTTTGGCCCTTGGGTATCTCCATTTAACTCTTTTTTGTTTATCGGTCTTGATTTGGCCTTACGTGATCTATTGCACCAAAAGCTAAAAGCATGGCAGATGGGCGGCTTGATTGTTGGAACGGGGTTGCTTACATATGTGTTGAACCCTGCCGCTGGAATGATTGCAGTTGCGTCTGCGGTGTCATTTACTGCCGCATCCGTAGTTGATTGGGCGGTGTTTGCCAAGCTCACTGGCACATGGATTAAACGAGCTAATGGTAGCAACATTGCAGGAGCTGCTGTAGATAGCGTTGTTTTCCCAACTTTGGCCTTTGGAGTATTGATGCCTCAAATTGTTGCACTTCAATTTCTCGCAAAAGTAACGGGTGGTGCTTTTTGGGCTTATGTTATTTCTAAAATTAAGAGTGAAGACAATTGATTCTGTAGCTTATAATTCAAGCCATGACACAACGTGGCGGCACAAGAAAAGGCGCTGGTCGAAAGAAGATCAGTGAGGAGGGCAGGACTATCCGAGCAAGGGTAGCCCCTGTCCACGAACAAGCATTGATGCTGGCAGGAAATGGTTCTTTGTCAGAAGGCATTCGTAGATTAGCTGAGAAGCACTGGAGACTGATTCATGGAGAGCCAGACAAACCCAAACAAAGCCATTCAGTATTTGATAGATACCGCACCCTTGTACGCCCAAGCGAAAGCAAACAGGATGTACCTGGAGGAAATGCGGAAGTCAGTCAAAGCAAAGCTGATGAAGGGTTGCCAAGAGACAGTGCTGGGTAAGCAAGAGATATACGCTTACGCCCACCCTGACTACATAGAGATACTTGAGGGCATCAAGGTATCTGTTGAGCGTGAAGAGAACTACCGTTGGATGATGACTGCCGCCCAAGCAAGGATAGAAGTTTGGCGCACTCAGGAATACTCCAAGCGTTCTGAAATAAAGAATGTCGGATGAGAGTTTTAATAGCTTGTGAATACTCGGGTCGAGTCCGTGATGCTTTCGCAGCATTAGGTCACGATGCAATGTCTTGTGACTTGTTGCCTACTGACGCAACAGGCAAACACTACCAGGGTGATGTGTTTGACATCATCAATGATGGCTGGGATTTAATGATCGCCCACCCGCCATGCACCCACCTCGCCGTTAGTGGAGCCAAGCATTTTGCTGCCAAACAGGCTGATGGTCGGCAAGCCGCTGCACTTGATTTTGTTCAACGGTTGCTTGATGCGCCCATAAACCAGATTGCTTTGGAAAACCCTGTAAGCATTATTAGCAGTCAGATCCGCAAGCCAGATCAAATCATCCAGCCTTGGATGTTTGGGCATGAAGCCACGAAGACTACTTGTCTATGGTTAAAGAACCTACCGCATCTCAAGCCCACAAACATTGTTGATAAAGGCGCTAGGCACATCACCAAGAGTGGCAAAAGCTTGCCCACCTGGTACAAGTTATTGCAGACGCAATGGCTCAACAATGGGGCGGCAATGAACAATAAGCTGAACAACAAAGAGAGGCTGCATTTAGGCAGGGTAAAAGAGTTACCTTGTTCTGTATGTGATGCTCCTAGACCAAGTGAAGCCCATCATGTAAAACAGGGACTTCAATACACCTGTGTGGCCTTATGTCCTGATTGCCATACAAATCCAAAGCTAGGATGGCACGGCGAGAAGAGAATGTGGGCCATTAAGAAAATGGAAGAGATTGACGCTCTGAATATCACAATAATGAGATTGCTAGAATCTAGCGCCAAAAATAATAATGCTTTCTAATTTCAAAAGTTTCAAAAACTTTGAAGTTCTAAAAATTGGTTAAATCGTGTTTGTAAAAAGTAAATGCACCTTTTTTCAAAACACCCCATTTTTGCACCCATACCCAGGGTTTACCCTTGGTTCTCATGTGTTTTTGTACAGTGCTACCTGAGACAATCCACAGTGCTTTTTTGCCATATCTCATAAAAAGCCCTACAAGGTCAAATCGACATCTGATGCACCATAGGTAGCACAGACCCATAATAATGCCACAAAAACCCGATAAACAGCCTTGCTGCGTGTCTGTGCAATTAGACAGGCTACCACCTAGCCAATACCGGCTATTAATCGGAAACGCTACCGCCTAACCCTATCGGTTACTAATGGGCAAGGCTACGCCCTAGCGTTACCGCCAAAAAGAAAACAAAAAAGCCCCGTAGGGCTTATCGTCTGAAGTCTGGTTCAGTCATTGATAGGATGAATTCACAAGGATCATCCATAACTTCATAGACTTCATCAATTCGCTGCCGGATAACGTGAGCTTCTAAATCATCAAAAATTCGCCCGTCTGGGTTGACTACATTAGCCGGATCATCATCTGGGTGAAATAGAAGATTGTCTTGGTACAAGCAAAAAAAGAAGCTTTCAGCGTCTTGTGTCTTGGTGATAGGGTCTAAAAAATAGGGCTTCATTCTTTGCCTTCCATGATTTCAGCAACAATGTAACCACTCAAAATTTGAGTGATAACAGTCCATGTATGATCACTGAAATACAGACCAGCGAAATGACCTGTAGGAATGTCCATTTTTTCTTGGATGTACCTAACGGCTTCATTTGCGGCTTCATCCGCTAATTGGTTAATTTGTTCAGTTTTCATGGTTAGCCCCTAATAAAATCATGGATGAATATCTCTAAGAGATCAACCCTTTCAAGCTCTTCAAAATCACCGTTTGAATCATTCCAAATGATGGCTCTTCTTAGCTCTTCTGTAGGGGCTTGGTAGATGATCCAAGCTTCATCAGGTACACCATGAAACAACCGGATCAATTGACCCTCTTTAAAGTCATAAGTGATGCTGTTCATACGGTCACCATTCTGATTACTTTGTTCATTTTCTTGCCGTGAGCTGGGTAAGCAATAAGAGGGATAGACTTATCCCAACAAGCACGACAGCCGGAGCAATTTCCACCATTAGCGTAAGCTTCGCACAACTTCACACCCTTAGAGGCTTGGAAGGTCTCAGGATCAGGCCCAATGACTGAGCCATGAAGACCGGGGATGTACTCGCCAATCACGCTATCACTTGAAAAACGTACCATTACATTGTCCAAACTTTGCATTTCACGCAAAACAAGGGCGAATTTTGGGAATTTATGCATGCGAGTAGGGAGCCAATGCTTACACCATGGGGTACGGATCATGACTTCTAGCATTTTTTCAGCAAGACCCAGCGAATACATGTCACCAGAATCAAACCAACGAAAATAACGGTCTTGATCCAATTCATCAACCATGTCGTCAACCCATTCAAGACGCTGCCAGTCTTCGCGGTTAGACAATCGGGGCGCCTTGACGTTCGGGTAATTGTAGTTACCTGTAGTTGCATAGCATCCTTTACATGCATCAACCAATACACCGGGGCTAGACAAGGATCCCGGACAAGTATCCAAAGCCTGAAGAGACCATGAACGCGCGTTTAACTTTGAAGTATTTGAGATTTTGATCATTTTGATTTCGTGAATATATTAAAAAAGGTTTACTTAACAAGAACGTCAAAGTAAGAGAGAGCTAGAGTGCAAAGGATCAAACCCAATGCAATGGCCGTGAGGATATCTTTAATCTTGTCATTCATGGATGTCTCCTGAGTATGCGCGCTCAGCTTCCATTGACAAGGCTGTCAAGGTTTGTTTGTCAAGAATGCCGGATACATCGGTATCCTCAAACCAGACAGCCGTGAGCCTGTCGAGGTAAGATGGGATAGATAGATCAAGGTCTACAGTAACGATGCCACCATTTAGGGTGGTACTGTATTGGTGGATGCTGTCTGTCATATGACTTCCTTTAAGTTGCATTGGGTGAAGTGGCCTAAGCTTTGCGCTTCGGTACATCAATTTTATGGACCGTCAACCATAAATCTATAGGTGTTTACCCTAAGTTTACGATTGATTTTGTAGCTACAGCAGGAATCCCGAAACACCTACAACCCAAAGCCATAAGCATCTATTCATGTAGGGATAGATACAAGGATAGATAGACTGTCTACAGAGGGGAACCATAGAGGGAGACAAGGGTTTCTAGCGCATAGACATACATCAGCAAAGAAACCATTAACAACCCTACGAACACCAACCAACCCAAAGCTATCGCGCATCTGAGACCTGAATGCGAATGCGAATCATTCTCATTTAGATTTGGCACTAGGGTTTACCCTATTAGGGTTTCTACCTAAGGGTTTACCAGTAGGGGTTTACCCTAGTACTGGATGGGCGTACAGGACTGTGGATGCGTACAGTAGGGTTTACCCCCCCCTTAGAGTAAAACAGGGGTGGGCGCTGGAACAGGTACATCTTTACAGATCGGATCACAGATCAATCTACGAAATCAGCAGCAGAAGAAACCTCTTTCCAAAAAAAAATTTTATTTCAAATTAGGATTAGAATTTGTAGACACCAAATCAAAGGAGAAGGTATGGCTGGATTTCCTATGCGTAGGGCTTTGGAGAAGAAGATTGAGGAGATGGGGGGGATAGAGTTTGTATGTGCTCATGTAGCGCAGGGGATGACTCTTAACAGGCTTGCAGAGTTCATTGAGTGTTCTAGGCCTATGCTTTCTTTTTGGATCAACCATACGGAAGAGCGAAGGGTTGCGGTGTTGAATGCTCGTAAGTTGAAGGCTGAGAAGTTGGCTGAAGAGGCTTTGGAGATTGCTGACGAGGTGGATGAGAGCAGTAACTCGGGGGTTAATAAGGCGAGGCTCCAGGTGGATACTCGTAAATGGTTGGCTGGTAAGCTGGACCCGGAGGCTTATGGGGATACTGCCAAGACCCAAGTGAATATCAGTATGGGTGATTTACACCTTCAGGCTTTGAAACACATGGGGAATGTTGAGGTGGTTACTACATTGGAAAACAATGAATAATCCATTTATTGAGTTTATTAAGCTCTACAGAAACGACCCCAATAAGTTTGTTAAAGAGGTATTGGGGGTTGAGCCTGATGAATGGCAAAAGGATTTTCTTAATGCTGTAGCGACAGGAGAGAGAAAAATCTCCATTCGTTCCGGTCACGGGGTTGGAAAGAGTACAACTGCTAGCTGGGCCATGCTTTGGTTCTTGTTGACCAGATACCCCGTCAAGGTGGTTGTTACTGCTCCCACTTCTGCCCAACTGTATGACGCTTTGTTTGCCGAACTTAAGAGATGGGTCAAGGAGCTACCCAAGCCCGTCCAAGATCTTCTTGATGTCAAACAGGAGCGTATTGAGTTGAAGGCAAGTGCTACTGAAGCGTTTATCTCTGCCCGTACATCCCGTGCTGAACAACCCGAAGCCCTACAAGGTGTTCACTCAGATAACGTCATGCTGGTGGCTGATGAGGCTTCTGGTGTGCCTGAAGCTGTTTTTGAGGCGGCTGCTGGTTCTATGTCCGGCCATAACGCCTTGACCATCCTATTGGGCAACCCTGTCCGGTCTTCTGGCTTCTTCTTTGATACACACAACCGCCTGAAAGACGAGTGGTGGACCCGCCGTGTCTCTTGCATCGACAGCACCAGAGTCAGTACCGAGTACGTCAATGATATGAAGTCCCGGTACGGGGAGGAAAGTAACGCCTTCCGGATCCGAGTATTGGGTGAGTTCCCCCGTAGTGATGACGATACGATCATTCCTATGGACCTGCTTGAGTCTGCCAAACATCGAGATACCCGTGCTTACGAAGACGCTCCCATTGTTTGGGGGCTGGACGTTGCGCGGTTTGGTTCCGACTCGTCAGTTCTGTGTAAGCGTCAATCAAACGTGGTCCATACGCTAGAACGCTGGAGAAACTTGGATCTGATGCAGCTAACGGGTGCGGTGGTTTCTCAGTACGAAGCCTGTGACCACAAGAACCGACCAACAGAGATTCTGGTTGACAGTATCGGTTTGGGTGCTGGTGTAGTTGATCGATTACGAGAGTTGAATCTTCCTGCCCGTGGAATTAACGTGTCCGAGAGTCCGGCAATGGGTGGTACATATTTGAACTTGAGGGCTGAGTTGTGGCACAAAGCCAAGGCTTGGTTGGAAAAACGGGACTGCAAGATACCCAATAACGAGGATTTGATTGGTGAACTGGCTACAGTCCGGTATACGTTTACCTCTAATGGCAAAATAAAAATCGAGTCCAAGGACGATATCAGAAGGCGCGGTTTGAAATCACCTGACATGGCTGACGCTTTTGTCTTGACATTCGCTTCAGATGCTGCCACTATCTCTTGGGGGAAAAGCAGTTCGTGGGGTAAGCCGATAAAACGGCTGATCCGTGGATTGGTTTGACTCGCAGTTGCTGTTAATTTGAGCCACCTAATACGTGGCTCTTTTTTTGTCTTATGGTAATATTCCCCTACCTTTTTGGAGATTCCAATGAACATGGATAAAGCTGCCGCGAAAATCGGCAAAGTAATGGGTGAATTTAAAGACAAGAAGCTCAAGTCTTCTTCTGGTCAAAAGGTTAAGTCTAGGGATCAGGCCGTTGCGATTGCAATGTCTGAAGCCAAGATGCCAAAGCGCGGTCAGCGTACCGCTACCAATCGGAGCAAGAAATGAAACAAGGTTTGTACGCAAACATTAACGCCAAGCAAGAACGCATTAAAGCTGGCTCCAAAGAAAAGATGCGTCCTGTTGGCAGCAAGGGCGCTCCTACAGCCAAAGACTTTAAACAAGCAGCCAAGACTGCTAAAAAGAAATGATTAAGCGTGGCTCTGAAGAGTTCTCTGGTTACAACAAACCGAAGAGAACTCCAGGCCACCCAAAGAAAAGCCATGCTGTATTGGCTAAGTCTGGTGACGAAGTGAAGCTTATTCGCTTTGGTCAACAGGGTGTTTCTGGTAGCCCTGATGGCTCCAAGAGAAACGAAGCCTTCAAAGCACGACACGCAGACAATATTGCCAAGGGCAAGATGAGTGCGGCTTTCTGGGCCAACAAAGTAAAGTGGTAAATATGAAATGCCCTATTGCGACCTATGACATCAAAGCCAACCTGAAGGCTCGTAACTGGGCTATTAAGAATGTTGACTACGGCCCTGCTAATCCCGAAGAGGATAGCGAAGAGTATTGGCAAAACCTTGCCGACATCTGGCAAGTATCCATTGATGACGTTCAAGAAATGCGCTGCGGTAACTGCGCTGCCTTTATCCAGACCCCCGAGATGATGGAATGTATCGTCAGCGGCATTGATGATGAAGAAGATGGGTACGCCCAAGACGTACAGGACGCAGCCAACCTTGGTTATTGCGAACTGTTTGACTTTAAGTGCGCTGGCGCACGTACCTGCTCCGCTTGGTTATCTGGTGGTCCTATCACCAAGAAAATGAGCAAGAGTCAGCAGAATATGTTGATGATGGCAAAAACCGAATACGATACGGAGGAAGATTAAATGGACGTACTACTATCTGCGTTTCTTGAATCATTGATGCCAGAAATTGCTAAAACAGCCGCTACCGGGGCAGCAACTGAAGCTATTGCTGCGCCTATGATTTCTGAGGCTGTAATGGGCGGTGGCGCTGCCCCTTTGTCTATGGGCCAACAGATGGGTAACTTTGCTACTAATGCGGTAACACAGCAGATGCAACCCGCCATGAGCGTCTACAACACAGCCATGAACCCCGCATCTACTGCTGGCGATATAGCTCGTTCTGGTTTTGAATACAGCATCAAATCAGACGCAGACCCGCAAAACAAAGTGACCATTCCCTCAATGGCCCCCATGAATCCATACGCGAACATGGCTAGTAACAATGTTGGCGGCATACCCTCTTTGTTGCAAAACACACAGTCAGGCTTGTTGCCATTTTTCGGCGCACGTTAAGGAATTGATATGAATGAAAACCCGATCTTGATGGCAGAAAACCTCCAAGGTGAGATGGAAGACCGGGAGGTTATGTCGGAAGAACAGTTGCAAGGCGTTATCTCTGCGGAGATTAACGATGCCATTTCATTCATTGATGACGATATTGGTGGAAATCGCGCATTGGCAACCGAGTATTACTACGGAATGCCATTTGGTGATGAAGAAGATGGCCGTTCGCAAGTGGTTTCAATGGATGTGCGCGAT